GTCCCTCGTACTCATGTATGCCCATCTCGATCAACTGACGGATGACGTGTTGGCGTTTTAACTCCTGCATCATTTTTACGCTGTTATACAGTATCAACACGTTCACCCCCTTTCCGAGCAGTGAGTTCTCGAAACCATTCTTCGTCGCGCATGTCTAATGCGAGATTAATCAACGCCTCCCACTCCGGGCTTGTCCACTCTTCTATATCATTGATAACGGCAAATTCGCTCATTAGCATCCGACGTTTTTGGTTTACTCTTTGTCCGTCCCTCGTCCGCGTGAAGATCACGCTGCATTCCGGCGGTTTGATCCAGTTCACGTACCCGATCCATCCATAAGCGTAATGATTCCGATTAACGCACCGCACCCAGTCCCCGGCTTCCATGTCCCCTCTCCCCCTTTCCTCTTTCTATCGAACTTCCAATGATTCAGCGGTTATGCCAAGGCGTTCACACACCTCCGCCAATCGCTTGCGAAATGCCTGCATCTCACGCTCGTGCTCTCGCCGGGCCTTTTCTGCGTATTCGCAGTCGCAGGATGCCACTAACCATGCCCCGTTCATCACTCTTGTGTATAGCCGCCCCGTTCCGTCGCATTTCACACACATGTTTTATGCTCCTTTCAGCCGGAAATCTTCGCCTTCTACTTCCAAGAGATATGGACCGCATTGCCCGAGCAGCCGACTGGCAGCTGCATAGCCGATTTTTTCACTCAATGTCCCTCGATCCTCATTGCTGTTGAACACGATTGGTTTTTGTTTCCGATACCGTTCATTTATGATTTTGTAATATAACGCCTCTTTCGCTTCGGACCATTTCGCCTTCCCGATGTCATCCCACACCAGCACATCCGCGTGAATCGCACTATGCAGGAGTCGATTGAGCGTTTCTCCCTCGTCGTTCATCATCTTTGCCTGGATAAGTTCGTCCATGAATGTGACATCGGAAACCACCAACACATTAAACCCGTCTTTAATGAGTCGTTTGGCCAGTGCAATTTGTAAATGAGTTTTACCGACGCCGAAATTGTTATGCTGTCTCTTTGCCTCTGCTCGCTCGCCAGCCGGCAGTTCTCGGAGCCGTTGCTCGCCCACGACAGCGATAAACCCTAAATTTTTGTCAGACAAAATTTTCTTTGTCGTGCCGTTATCGTGTTTAATAACAGCGAATTCGTTTAGGTAGCTAATGGTTGCATCGTACATATCTTGCTGATACTGCGTCGATCGCTTGAAATTTTCAAAATTAGCATGGATAAACTCATCCGGAATGAGCGCTTGCTTGAATCGGCGCTTCCATGCTTTTCGTTCTCTGCATTCACAAAAACTTGCAAACTCGTATCCCCATTCATCACGTTTCAAAACCAATTCCGTATCTTTGCAGATCGGGCACTCATATTCATCCGCCCCAGGCTTTTCGGGCTGCTTCAGCTTCTCGGAGGATTTGTTCATATGACTTGCCGCCTTCTTTTGTAGATCGGCTAACACCTCGGCGATGCTTGTGAACCTCACGATCGTTCACTCCTTCTCGCTTTCTATGAAACTCTCGCTCGTAGGCTTCAATATCTTCTATCGTGCGTAGATTGTTTTGTACCCACTCGCGAAGTATCCCCTCTGCGTAATTCCATTTCTTCTGTTGCTTAAGCGCTCGTTTCATCGCTTCTATGACAATTTCATCGCTCGTGTCGTTTGCCCATTTGAGAATGCATTCAGCCATAAAAGGACTCATAGGACCAAAGTTTTGTTCGTAGAAATGGTGGGCATTTACTACTACTACATCTAATTGTTCTTCATTGTTTAGTGAGTTATTATTTAGTTCTTTATTATTTAGTAGTTGCGGATTTTCCATCGATGGATTTTCCATTGATGGTTTTTCCATCGATGGATTTTCCGTATATGGTTCTTCATAAACGATGGTTTCCCATTCGAATTTTCCCTGCTCGTTTTGGCGACGTACACGCCTCATATATCCGTACTGTTTCAGTTCCTTAATAGCTGATTTCAAAGCGTCTTTACCGTCTTTGGCGTGCTTTACTAGCTCGTCATCATAGAATTTCCAATCATTAGGCATGGAAAGCATATAAGCATGGAGCCCTTTTGCTTTCCAGCTAAGACGTGGATCATGCAAGGCCGTTTTATTCATCACGACATAGTTGCTGTTCTTCTGTACTCTAATGACTCCCATTTGCTCACTCCTTCTTGATGCAAATCGCATATCGTCCTTTAATTTGTTTCACTTTTAAGTTAGGATGGCTGCGTTTGACGTAGCCAATAACGTAAGCAATGTACAATTTCTTATTCCCAGCAGCCATCCATCGATAACAATCAGGGATTCTGATAAGATATCCATTCACTTCGGTTCACCTTACATACCGAAAGGCAAGTCATCGTCACTAATCTCAATTACTTCACCGTCGAATGGGTCGATATTATCTGGCTGTGGTTCTAGTTGTGCTGCTTGTTGCTCCGATTGTTGCTGTTGTTGCACTTGTTTTTGTTGCGCTTGTTGTTTTACAGCTTCGAACATCAATTCAATGCCCTTCTTGATGACTGGATCCGTGCGGTCTTGTTTAAGCAGCCATTCGAGATAGTCCGGCTGTGCTTTGTAAATTTCCTTCAATGTCTTGCCTTTGTATTTGCCGAACGTCAATTTGATTTGTGCCGCATCCTGAGCTGTCATTGTTTCGACTTGTTCTGTCTGTACAAATTCCTGCATGTCTTCGATGTCTTGCGTAAAGATTTCGGAAAGGCTTGCTAGTGTCAATGTTGCGTCAATTTGTGCACGTTTTTTGGCCATTTTTAAAACCGTGTTCACTTTTTCATATGGGTCCTGTAACTGCCCGTCCTTCTTTTTATAGAACTTAGGTTCACGTGTATTGCAGTGGCCAAGTCCTTCTGTAATCTTGACCCCATCTTTGTAGATGACACAACGAACCGTGAAGGCGAAGAATCCATTATCATAGTCCTGCACACGTTCGATCACTTCATACTCACTTGTGACACCAAGCAACATTTGAATCTTTTCTGCACCTGGTTTTAACAATGTTGGTTTAGGAGTGCCTGGAATAACTCCGTAATCGTGATCTTTTTTTAACGAGTTCTGAATGACTAGTTGAAATTGATTTATTTTCGAAAGCGTTGATTGAACAGCGCCAATATCGACACTTTCGATGATCGACAGGGAATTGGTTTGTTGTTTTGCGACTAGCTCGGCCATGTCATTCTACCTCCACACCGAATGTGATGGTCTCCGGTTTCACAACGACACCTGGAACAACTTGTCCATTTTCATCGACGACGACTTGTCGGCCATTGGCTTCGACTACTTTCAGCGTCTTTTTGAGGTCGCCCCATTTCACTGACTCTTTGATAAACTCCGTCATGCTGTTTTCTTTGACGTGTTGAAGAAGCAAGTTTTCATCCGCTTTTTCTGGCTGCGCTTTGGTTTTACGGGCTTTTGATTTCCCATAAGGTGTAGACAATGTTTTTGCTTTTGGGTCTGCTTGTAGCACTTTGGCATGGTATTCCTGAATCAGCTGCTCGAAAAACTCGATATTCTGCTGGATGGATTTCTTTTGTTCTTCTTCCCAGCGATCAATGCGCTCACGTTCAGCTTTGGCTAATTGCTCAACTTCTGCCGCTTTAGCTTTGTATGCTGATAGCTTGCGGAAAGCCCAATTCAAGCTATCGATACCGGTAATCTGAAAACGCTGCTTTAATTCCTCTTGATTTTCCAACTCTTGCAACTCAAACTCTTGTAAAACGTTCATTTGACTTCCCCTTTCATAAAGTTTTCGCGTTGTGCGTTAAGCTCTAAATATCGACGATACTGGGAGGCGTTTTTAAACTGAAAAACAGGTCTACCGGCTTTGTTGAACGCTATGCTTCCTCCAGATTGGGTAAGGCGCCACTGATCGAACTTGTTAGTGCTATATGAGATAGTAATTTCCCTCGCCATCTTCTTCCTCCCATTGCCTTTCTTGAGTAGATGACTTATCATGAAAGGTAAAGGTTGAAACATTTTTTTGCGAAGCGCCTCACTCCCCCAGTGAGGCGTTTTTCATGCCTTTTGGAGTTCCTCAATGCGCTTGAGGATGGCGCGTACGCTCCGTCCCGTACGGGCAGATATAGTTTCTAATGGCAGCACGCCGTAATGGTTGAGAATATACAAATCCTCGTCTCGCGACCACTGTCCCACCCTGTGACTAAGAAAATACGGGTCAAAATCGTTTCCTTCCCATAGTGGCCGGGTAAGCTCTTGCATGCGCTGTTGGTACGGACATTCCCGACAAACCGACAGGCTGGAGTTGACCTTTGGACACTGCCGGCAATGCCGGTCGTAAATTTGTGTTGCTTGTAAGCGACGACGGCGTTTCTCTGCCTTCGTCAACCTCGTCACCTCCTTTCTTGCCGCCCGACAACCGTGGTACAATAAAAACGAAAACGGGTATCGGTGGTTCTGGCTAGTTGGT